CTGTATGCGGAAAATGACCTTAAAAATATTGGGCAGGAGGTGAATCGATGACCTGGCCTGAGGCATTTACCACGGTAGGAATTGCGATGGCGGTGGCTCTGGTGGTGTATTCGATTTGCCGCTGGGGATAAAAACGGTTTGCGGGAAAAGGAGAGTTAAGTAGAATTGCTGCGGGTGCTTGAGGCTATCTGCCTCAGGCATGAACACCAAAAGGCAGATAGAGAAGCCCCAGTTAACATTACGCGTCCTGCAAGACGCTTAACATTAATCTGAGGCCAATTTCATGCTAGACACATGTAGGTTAGCCTCTTACGTGCCGAAAGGCAAGGAGAAGCAGGCTATGAAGCAGCAAAAGGCGATGTTAATTGCCCTGATCGTCATCTGTTTAACCGTCATAGTGACGGCACTGGTAACGAGGAAAGACCTCTGCGAGGTACGAATCCGAACCGGCCAGACGGAGGTCGCTGTCTTCACAGCTTACGAACCTGAGGAGTAAGAGACCAGGCGGGGGAGAAATCCCTCGCCACCTCTGATGTGTCAGGCATCCTCAACGCACCCGCACTTAACCCGCTTCGGCGGGTTTTTTATTTTAATAAATTTTAGCCAATCCTTCTATTTAACCGACCAGGGTTTGTTGATTAGCTGGTATGCCTGACTAGAATCGATTCACTTAATTAGCGCGCAGGGAGAAGAGGGATGGACCCTGAGAAGGGGAGAGCTATTTATCTGGAAGGATTCTGAAGATGAAAATCGAAGAATTGCGTGAAATTTTTAGTGAAAATGGCCTCTATGCTGTGCGCGTTGAGAATGGGAAAGTTGTCTACACAACGTTAATTCCTGATGATCATGTGATTTTATCTATCGAGGCATTCATTGAATACCTGGAAAGGCTCGGTTTCAAGGTGGTTCGGGAATGAGTTATAATTCGTAAGCCAGCCTGAACAACTGGCAACCTACAGCGCCATTGGAGATAACAATGGCGCATATACAACTGGTCAAACAAACTTCTTCTGGTTTACTTCTCCCGGCGACGCCGGAGAGTTGTGATTTTCTGCATCAAATCAAAATAGGCGAGTGGATACACGCTGATTTTAAGCGCGTTCGTAACTACGCATTCCATAAGCGTTTTTTCAAACTTCTGCAACTCGGATTCGATTACTGGACTCCGGTCGGAGGGGCGATCACGCCTCGCGAACGAAAACTGGTTTCAGGATTCGTTGATTACCTGTGTGAATCAGTAGGCCGGGAACATACGCCAGCTCTGAGCGAAGCCGCAGAGCAATATCTGAATACAGTTGCGACACGCAGAACCCGGGATACGGCATTGCTAAAGTCGTTTGAGGCTTTCCGCGAGTGGGTAACCATTCAGGCCGGATTTTACACCGAGCATATTTATCCGGACGGTAGCCGCGGGCGTCGAGCGAAATCCATCGCGTTTGCGAATATGGACGAAACCGAGTTTCAGCAGGTTTATAAATCTGTGCTGAATGTGCTGTGGAACTGGATCCTGTTCCGTAAATTTTCCTCTCCGGAACAAGTCGAAAATGTGGCCGCGCAGCTACTGGAGTTTGCGTAATGGTGAATTTACGTAAAGTGGCGCGGGGCCAGATGTGCCAGGTCAGAATCCCTGGATACTGCAATCACAATCCTGAAACGTCTGTGCTGGCGCATTACCGACTGGCGGGAACGTGTGGAACGGCGATAAAACCACACGATATGCAGGCAGCGATTGCCTGTAGCTCGTGCCACGATTTAATCGACGGGCGGGTAAAAACCAGCGATTACACCAAAGAAGAATTACGCCTGATGCATGCAGAAGGTGTTTTTCGCACACAAGAAGTCTGGAGAAAGGAAGGTTATTTATGATTTACCCAACGAATACAGGAAAAAGCGGAGAACACCTTCGTCTCACCACGCTGGAAAGTGTCTGGATTCAGGGGAAACTGCGTATGTGGGGGCGTTGGTCGTATATTGGCGACGGTAAGACGGGAAATATGTTCAACCAATTACTGACCTCTAAAAAGCTGACAAAAACGGCAATTAACGAGGCGCTCCGGAGGATGAAAAAAGCGGGTCTGGACAAACCTGAACTTGAGGCTTTTTTGCGGGATATGATCAACGGCAATCAAAAAAGCTGGCTGGCACATTGTACCGATTCAGAGGCGTTAATAATCGACAGGGTTATTGGTGAAGCCCTGGCCGGTTATCCCGGGCTGCTCAATGTCCTGAGTCAGCGTTATGTGGGGCGGGGGATGACTAAGCGCAAAATGGCTGAACTGCTGAATGATGCACACCCGGAATGGAGTTTAAGAACCTGTGAAAGACGCATTGAGCATTGGCTAAAGGTGGCAGAATTTATTTTGTACAAACCAATGGTTATGGCTTTTTGTATAGAGAAAAAAGTTATTGCTTTTTGACGTAAAAACTGCTTCAATGCCGGTACGCTTCGCAAAGCTGTACCGCGAGGCGAATAGCAGACATGGACATTTGAAAGAGCCCGCTTTTTGCGGGTTTTTTTTATGCCTGAAAAACGGTACAGGACGTTAAACGCGCTGATGGTTGCGAATACCGGTCTTTCAGCTTGCTGGCTTTTTCGACAAGAGCTATTGGTATGTCACGTTAACCAGAAAAGGAAAAAAGACATGCTAAAACAGCAGGATATGACCGAAACTGCCAGAGTGGTGTTTAATGAATTAAGCGTCACCGAACCGGCGACCGTCGGGAAAATTGCGCAGAATACTTACCTTTCACGTGAACGCTGCCAGTTAATACTGACCCAGCTTGTTATGGCGGGTCTGGCAGATTATCAGTTCGGTTGTTACAGACGCCTTCCGCAGTGAAGGCTTTTTTATTTGTGGTAATGGGCGGCTGGTGGGTGTTAGCGGCACCTGCCAGCCATCTGCTCATGCGTTGGGGTCACAAGCAAACCTCAGGCCCATCTGCTTTGCGCAAAAGCGGNATGAGCCTATCAGAGAAGTGCTTATTGATCTATGGCTAATACTGTAAAAATATCCAGTTGTGAGTTAATCAACGCTGATTGCCTGGAATTTATCCAGACCTTACCGGAAAACTCTGTCGATCTGATAGTCACAGACCCGCCATACTTTAAAGTGAAGCCCGAGGGCTGGGATAACCAGTGGAAGGGCGACGATGATTACCTGAAATGGCTGGACCAGTGTCTGGCGCAGTTCTGGCGGGTACTGAAACCTGCCGGAAGTCTCTACCTGTTCTGTGGTCATCGCCTGGCATCTGATATCGAAATCATGATGCGTGAGCGCTTTAATGTGCTGAACCACATTATCTGGGCGAAGCCGTCCGGACGCTGGAACGGATGCAACAAGGAAAGCCTGCGGGCGTATTTCCCGGCAACAGAACGCATTCTGTTTGCAGAACATTATCAGGGGCCATACCAGCCCAAAAATGACGGCTATGCGGCAAAGGGGCGCAAGCTTAAACAGCACGTCATGGCCCCGCTGATTTCTTACTTTCGTGATGCGCGTGTATCACTGGGGATAACATCAAAACAGATAGCGGAAGCCACCGGAAAGAAAAACATGGCTTCACACTGGTTTGGTGCCAGTCAGTGGCAGTTGCCGAATGAGGTTGATTACAGAAAACTGCAGGCGTTGTTTGCGCGTGTTGCAGCAGAAAAACATCAGCGCGGTGAACTGGAAAAGCCACACCACCAGCTGGTCAGCACATACAGCGAACTGAACCGACAATATGCCAGCCTGCTGGAGGAGTACAAATCCCTGCGGCGTTATTTTTCCGTATCGGCTGCCGTTCCTTATACGGATGTCTGGGCGCACAAACCTGTGCAGTATTATCCGGGTAAACATCCGTGTGAGAAGCCAGCAGATATGTTGCGGCAGATAATTACAGCCAGCAGTCGTCCGGGGGAACTGGTTGCAGACTTTTTTATGGGATCGGGGGCGACTATAAAGGCTGCGCTCTCTCTGGAACGTAGAGCTATTGGTGTAGAGCTGGAAACGGACAGGTTTAATCAAACGTTTGATGAAATAAGAAACAATAGTTAGTTTTTTTTTGCGAACTTTTTAATTTTTATAATATTGTATAATTATGTTTTAAATACCTGACATTGTTTGTATTGAAACAGGAGCGGAATTCATTATTATTCTTCGTCGGTTCCAAGGGAGGGTAATTTATGTATCCGGGCATCTCATCCACACCTGAGGAACCAATGCCGACTTAGCTCAGCAGGCAGAGCAACTGACTTGTAATCAGTAGGTCACCAGTTCGATTCCGGTAGTCGGCACCATATGCGGGTATCGTATAATGGCTATTACCTCAGCCTTCCAAGCTG